GTGATGCTCCGGCACTGTCTGCCAGCCAGACGATGCTGAACAGAGGCGATGTGAGGCCACCAGTTTCTCATTACTGTAGATCCGCAACTCGTCATCCAGCGATATTCGTATCGATACCGGCTGACCACACAGCGCTTCGGGAACGCTGTAACGATTACCACCAACCTCGATATAGCTGTCCCAGGACACATGGCGGATATCGAAGTAACTGGTATCGAAGTCTGTATCCGGTAACGGCTGCAGATGTTCCTGCTCCAGCGCGAAGCGCTGTTCCGGCGTTTCTTTGAACTGGCGAAGCTCCCGTTTGTCAGCCACATCGGCTATCCATTGCTCCAGTTGTTGATTGACATGAGTGAAGCTGTCGAACCTGCGGTACCGGACGAAGAAGTTCTCCTTGAGGTATTTCACCATCCGCTCAACCTTACCTTTTGTTCTGGCCCTGCGTGGACGGCATGCCCGTGGCAGGAAGTTATAGTGGTCAGCCAGCAACAGGAATCCGGAGTTGAACACGACTTTCCCGTTGTTATTCTTCAGCACCGCAGCCTTCTGGTTATCAACCAGCACCGTTTTCACACAACCACCGAAGTAGCGGAAGGCGCGAACCAGTGATTCGTAGGTATGCTCAGCATCCTGTTTTGGTGCGGCGAAGACATGGAAGCTGCGGGAGAACCCCAGCGTATTAACCGCAAAGTTAACTTTGCACCGTTGCCCGGCAACCTCCACCTCAACTTCGCCCCAGTCATGCTGGAGCTGGTATCCAGGCTGAGTTTCGAAGCGAACTGTTCTTTTTGACGGACGCATTTTACGTTTGGGCTGGATGTAGTAACGCAGCATGGAACGTCCGCCCGTATAACCCATTGCCTTAATCTCCGCGAAGATAACCTCGCTATTCCAGACATTCTCTGCCAGGCGCATGTCGATGTAATCCATAAACGGTTTCAGCTTAACCATTTTGTGGCGGGTCTTTCTGGCTGGCGGTTCAGGGTATTTGAGGTAGCGTCTGACCGTCCGTTCAGAGCAACCAATCTGAGTCGCAATATCGACGATGTACGCGCCCTGCTGGTGCATTTGCTTTATCATGTAAAAGTCCTCTCTGCTCAGCATGTTGATGTCCTTTCTGGTGTGAGAACCTTAAGGAAACAACATGTTGGGTGGAGCGGACAATCCAAATGGCGAATTACCGTCTTATATCACTGGCGCTGACAATATCAATGATTTTCTGGTGCGTACCGGGTTGAGAAGCGGTGTAAGTGAACTGCAGTTGCCATGTTTTACGGCAGTGAGAGCAGAGATAGCGCTGATGTCCGGCAGTGCTTTTGCCGTTACGCACCACCCCGTCAGTAGCTGAACAGGAGGGACAGCTGATAGAAACAGAAGCCACTGGAGCACCTCAAAAACACCATCATACACTAAATCAGTAAGTTGGCAGCATCACCGAAGTGGTAAAGAAGATAATAAAGAATAATATTTAGGGTTATAGGTCTTAGCCCATTTTAAATGGAAGGCAGACATGCAGCCATGCATACTTCGCATGGCAACATAATTATTTAGACAAACTATCTAATTTTTGCGTCGCTTTTTGTGTTAGGTCGCTGTAACTGATAAACCCTACGTTAGCACCTACAATTAACACTAAGAACACTAAGCTGCATATGGATAGAGTGGCAGATTTATGCTTATGGAAAACAAAATATGCTACTATTGCACTTAATATGAAGGAAATGAATAGAAATATAGATGTTGATGTTTTTAGATATTTTTCAGGAAATAATGGGTGAGCAATAATGTATACAAGATTAAGTAGTATATAAATTGCTACCGGAATGAAAATCATGCTCCAGTGTGTATCTTTTTTGGGAGGGATTGGCTGCAAATAATCAGACACCGTTTTTCCATCAGTTTCAAGAAGAATTACTAGATCTCTTACTTCACCACTGACTTGAGTGCATCCTTAGTAGTAATGTTAATCATTTTTTCCCTCCAAATACGATGCCCTCTACGTCTTTGGAAGCTTTTTGTGATGACCACTCCTCTGAATCAGGTGATTTAATTAAAAATATTGTATCTCCATCAAAAATCGTATTTGTTCCGTAAAAATTCACATTTGATAGATCACCACCAAAAACCCTCTGCCCACTCGAGGTAATTGCCTCACCTAATTTAGTAAAATTACCAGCAATAGATGATTTTCTTTTTCCACTTCTATTCAAAGTGGCTTTAATTACACCACCACCATCCTTAGAGTTAAATAATTGAATGTCCACTCCAGCAGTTGGTTGTATATATTTTGAAAGCTCTTTCTTGAACTTGTTAATATATTTATCTTTGTTTTCTTTGTTGGTCATTGGTTAGATCCATAGTTCTGGCTGTGATTAGGTGAAAGTATACAAGGTTTTTAAAGCGAAGATCACTGTTTTGGCTTCAAGATAGTTTTGATTTATCGTAATCAATCCGCCATAATCCTCTCATCGGAGCCTGAACAACTCCGGTGACTTCTGCGCATTTAAGGGGACTTAAATGCGACCACAATCTGAACTCATCACCTTGTCACAGATGCAGAAATGCACCTGCGATTTTCTGCATTCTGCGGTTTCCGTTAGGGAGGCCGTATGACTCTGCCAGTAGACGGCATCAAACTCCATCGCGGTAACTTCGCGGCCATCGGCCAGCAGATTCAGCCATTGCTGGATGCCGGGCAATGCTTACGCCTGCAGGTTAAGCCGTGGCGCGAGAAGCGCAGCCTGTCGCAGAACGCGCTCAGCCACATGTGGTACACGGAGATCAGCGAATATCTCATCGCCCGCGGCAAGACCTTCGCTACGCCTGAGTGGGTCAAAGACGCGATGAAGCACACCTATCTCGGCTACGAAAGCAAAGACCGTGTAGATGTCGTGTCCGGCGAGGTCACCACCGTCCAATCCCTCCGCCATACGTCAGAGCTGGAAACCGGCGAGATGTACATCTTCCTGTGCAAAGTCGAAGCCTGGGCGATGAATATCGGCTGCCACCTGACAATTCCGCAGAGCTGTGAATACCAGCAGCTGCGCGATAAGCAGGAGGCGTAATGGCTACACCGCTTATTCGTGTCATGAACGGGCACATCTACAGAGTATCAAATCGTCGTAAGCGTAAGCCTGAGCTGAAGCCATCCGAAATACCAACACTGCTCGGATATACCGCTAGCCTGGTTGATAAAAAATGGTTGCGACTGGCAGCAAGGAGGAATCATGGCTGATTTGAGAAAAGCAGCGCGTGGTCGGGAATGCCAGGTAAGAATCCCTGGCGTATGTAATGGCAATCCTGAAACGTCAGTACTGGCACATATCCGGCTGGCTGGATTGTGCGGTACCGGTATCAAACCGCCAGACCTGATTGCCACCATTGCATGTTCTGCCTGTCACGACGAAATCGACCGCCGCACATATTTTGTCGATGCTGAGTATGCAAAAGAATGCGCGCTGGAAGGTATGGCGAGAACGCAGGTTATCTGGCTGAAAGAGGGGGTTATTAAGGCGTGAATACCTACAGCATCACATTACCCTGGCCTCCGAGCAATAACCGCTATTACCGCCATAATCGCGGGCGCACACACATCAGCGCAGAAGGGCAGGCATACCGCGATAACGTCACCCGAATCATTAAAAACGCAATGCTGGATATCGGCCTGGCTATGCCAGTGAAAATCCGTATTGAGTGCCACATGCCGGATCGCCGTCGCCGTGACCTGGATAATCTGCAAAAAGCCGCTTTTGACGCACTCACCAAAGCAGGTTTCTGGCTGGATGATGCTCAGGTCGTTGATTACCGCGTTGTGAAGATGCCTGTTACCAAAGGTGGGAGGCTGGAACTGACCATCACCGAAATGGGGAATGAATGATGTTTGAGTTTTATATGGCAGAACTTCTTCGCCACCGCTGGGGGCATCTGCGCTTATATCGTTTCCCCGGTTCTGTTTTGACCGATTACCGAATACTGAAGAATTACGCCAAAACCCTGACAGGAGCAGGAGTATGAAGTCAGAGATAACAATCAACTAATACTGTTTTGTTGATTTTTGCTTGTAATTGGCGTTCTGGTCTGATTTTTGTGGAGTAAGTTGATGCGTGATATTCAGATGGTTCTTGAGCGTTGGGGAGCGTGGGCGGCTAATAATCATGAAGATGTGACCTGGTCGTCCATTGCCGCCGGTTTTAAGGGATTAATTACTTCAAAAGTAAAATCTCGCCCGCAATGTTGTGACGATGACGCGATGATTATTTGCGGGTGCATGGCCCGTCTGAAAAAGAACAACAGCGATTTGCACGATTTATTAGTAGATTATTATGTAGTCGGTATGACATTCATGTCACTGGCAGGTAAGCATTGCTGCTCTGATGGTTATATCGGGAAAAGGTTACAGAAGGCTGAGGGCATAATTGAAGGGATGTTAATGGCATTAGATATCCGGTTAGAGATGGATATCGTTGTTAATAACTCTAATTAATATGCCAATTGTTTACTAAAAATTATTAAAAATGGGGCGTTGCAACGCCCCCAAAAATAAAGGGTAATATATAACAGAAGGTTTATATAGTTAGAAGCAAGGTTGTGCTCCTAAAGGAAGTGGCTTGAGGGAGCCACTTATATGTTGGGGAGGCAAAGCCTCCCGCAACATATCTTTTAGTAATCAAATTAGAACTGGTAAACCATACCTACAGCAACGATATCATCGGTAGCAACGCCAGATGCTTTCGTGAAATCGCTCTTATCAATCAGGTTGATTTTGTAATCAACAAAAGTGGACATATTTTTGTTGAAGTAATAGGTTGCACCTACATCAATATATTCAACCAGGTCCTGATCACCCCACGCACCCAAGTCTTTTCCTTTAGATTGCAGGTAAGCAACGGACGGACGCAGACCGAAGTCGAACTGATATTGTGCAACTACTTCGAAGTTTTGTGCTTTGTTGGCAATATGGTTATTACCAAAAACAGTCATGTTCTGGGTTTCAGAATAGGTGGTAGCCAGATAGATGTTGTTCGCATCATATTTCAGACCAGCTGCCCATACTTCAGCATTTTGACCAGATGCATTCAGGCTGTTGTTACCGTAGATAACCTGATTATTAGTGCGGTCAGATTTAGCATAGGTTGCACCTACACCGAATCCTTCATACTCATAAGTAGTGGAGAAACCGAAACCATCACCATTAGCTTCAGTTACGTCAGTGCGGTCATTTTTACCCTGATACTGAGCAGCAAAGTTCAGACCATCAACCAGACCAAAGAAGTCGTTGTTACGATAAGTTGCAACACCAGTGGTGCGACCAGTCATGAACACATCTGTTTGAGTCCAAGTGTCACCACCGAATTCTGGCAGGACGTCAGTCCACGCACCGATGTCGTATGCTACACCGTAGTTACGGCCGTAATCGATGGAGCCGTAGTCACCGAATTTCAGGCCAGCGAAGGCAAGACGGGTTTTATCTTTGGAGGAACCTTGAGATTCAGCGCGGTTGCCTTTGAATTCATATTCCCACTGACCGAAACCAGTCAGTTGATCGTTGATTTGGGTTTCACCTTTGAAGCCAAGACGGGCATAAGTAGTATCACCATCATCTGCATCATTAGAGGAGAAGTAGTGCTTAGCATTAACTTTCCCGTACAGATCCAGCTTGTTACTGTCTTTATTATAAATTTCAGCTGCCTGAGCAGACATCGCCATCAGTACTGATGCAGCTACAGCAGAAATTGCCACTGTTAATTTTTTCATCGTGAGCCCTTTTTTTGAACTATTATTAAAAAATGATGTCATTGCGCGATAAATATTCATCTAATCAATGTGATTATTTCAAGATGTAAGTTTTGGTTTCTCGTTTGATTTGTGAAGTAGATCTCTATTTTTATCTGAACTTTTTTCTATCGAATCCTATTCATGGCTCTTGACTGAATAAAAATAAATCTATTAGCCAATTTATATTAACGGCTGTTATTTATAAGTGCTCTATAATTTGAAGGTTCAATTTAAACCGGCTAAAAATAACACTGGAAATTATTTGTTGGTTATTTGTTGGGATTTGCTTATGTATTTGTAGTGGTGTTTTCAATACTCGGTAGCATTCTCGCAAATATCATTTAGTGGTTTACGTACGTAAAAAATTGGGGTAATGACTCCAACTTATTGATAGTGTTTTATGTTCAGATAATGCCCGATGACTTTGTCATGCAGCTCCACCGATTTTGAGAACGACAGCGACTTCCGTCCCAGCCGTGCCAGGTGCTGCCTCAGATTCAGGTTATGCCGCTCAATTCGCTGCGTATATCGCTTGCTGATTACGTGCAGCTTTCCCTTCAGGCGGGATTCATACAGCGGCCAGCCATCCGTCATCCATATCACCACGTCAAAGGGTGACAGCAGGCTCATAAGACGCCCCAGCGTCGCCATAGTGCGTTCACCGAATACGTGCGCAACAACCGTCTTCCGGAGACTGTCATACGCGTAAAACAGCCAGCGCTGGCGCGATTTAGCCCCGACATAGCCCCACTGTTCGTCCATTTCCGCGCAGACGATGACGTCACTGCCCGGCTGTATGCGCGAGGTTACCGACTGCGGCCTGAGTTTTTTAAGTGACGTAAAATCGTGTTGAGGCCAACGCCCATAATGCGTGCAGTTGCCCGGCATCCAACGCCATTCATGGCCATATCAATGATTTTCTGGTGCGTACCGGGTTGAGAAGCGGTGTAAGTGAACTGCAGTTGCCATGTTTTACGGCAGTGAGAGCAGAGATAGCGCTGATGTCCGGCAGTGCTTTTGCCGTTACGCACCACCCCGTCAGTAGCTGAACAGGAGGGACAGCTGATAGAAACAGAAGCCACTGGAGCACCTCAAAAACACCATCATACACTAAATCAGTAAGTTGGCAGCATCACCAAAATTGGTTATGCTGTTAAGAGTGGTTACTTCGTCACACAGCTTAAACCCGCCGTCGAGCGGGTTTTTCCATTTTTTGAGTCTCGATATTAGCTGATAACCCAATACCTGAGTTATTCACTGACTCCGAGTCTGTTACGTTTCGTAGTATTCCCTCAATTTACACCCGCTTTGTCTGCGAGGTGGGGTTATGAAATCCATGGATAAGTTAACAACGGGTGTCGCCTATGGCACCTCAGCAGGTAGTGCCGGGTACTGGTTTTTACAGCTGCTAGATAAAGTCACGCCCTCACAGTGGGCGGCAATTGGAGTGCTGGGTAGCCTGGTATTTGGCCTGCTGACGTACCTGACAAACCTTTATTTCAAGATTAAAGAAGATAAGCGCAAGGCTGCGAGAGGTGGATAATGCCTCCATCATTACGAAAAGCTGTTGCTGCTGCTATTGGTGGCGGGGCTATTGCTATAGCATCTGTGTTAATCACTGGCCCAGGTGGTAACGATGGTCTGGAAGGTGTGAGACATAATCCTTACAAAGACATAGTTGGTGTATGGACTGTATGTTACGGGCATACAGGAAAAGACATCATTCCCGGTAAAACGTATACCGAAGCAGAGTGCAAAGCCCTCCTGAATAAAGACCTTGCCACTGTCGCCAGACAAATTAACCCGTACATCAAAGTCGATATACCGGAAACAACGCGCTGCGCTCTTTACTCGTTCGTCTACAACGTGGGTGCTGGCAATTTCAGAACATCGACGCTTCTTCGCAAAATAAACCAGGGTGATATTAAAGGCGCATGTGATCAGCTACGGCGCTGGACATACGCTGGCGGTAATCAATGGAAAGGACTGATGACTCGCCGTGAGATTGAGCGTGAAGTCTGTTTGTGGGGGAAACAATGAGCAGAGTAACCGCGATTATCTCCGCTCTGGTTATCTGCATCATCGTCTGCCTGTCATTGGCTGTTAATCATTACCGTGATAACGCAATCGCCTACAAAGAGCAGCGCGATAACAAGGCCAGTGAACTGGAGAAGGCGAACGCCACCATCGCTGACATGCGGAAGCGTCAACGTGATGTAGCAGAACTCGACGCAAGATACATAAAGGAGCTTGCTGATGCTAACGCGACTATCGAAAGTCTCCGTGCTGATGTTTCTGCTGGGCGTAAGCGCCTGCAAGTCGCCGCCACCTGTGCAAAGTCAACGACCGGAGCCAGCGGCATGGGCGATGGAGAAAGCCCAGGACTTACAGCAGATGCTGAACTCAATTATTACCGTCTCCGAAGTGGAATCGACAAGATAACCGCGCAGGTTAACTACCTGCAGGAATACATCAGGACGCAATGCCTGAAATAATTTTTTTGCAAATCACAAAGTCCATTTAATGAGCCTCGCGATGCGGGGCTTTTTGCAATAAATGCGTACCGCAACGCATGTTTTTTACACCGAACCTGCCCCTTTGGAATGGGCCTTTGAGGATACCAGTTAGTGCTGGCGAGCCTCGGTGGGCTGGTTTCCTGTGCGGCAAAGGTTCATTTCAAAGAGTAGGTACACGCTATGAAATCATTAACCCTCTTCAATCAACCAATTCGTATCGGTGAAGATGGCATGATCTGCCTCACTGATATGTGGAAAGCCAGTGGTAAAAGTGAATCTGAATCGCCTTACCACTACCTGCGAAACAAGCAGACCAAAGAGTTCTTAGCCGAGCTGGAGAAAAACCACGAATCTGTGGTTTTTACTGAGCGCGGTGTACACGGTGGAACATATGGCGGGAAGTTTGTTGCTTACGATTATGCGGCTTGGTTAAACCCCGGGTTCAAGTACGCGGCCTATAAAGTCCTCGATGACTACTTCACCGGAGAACTTCAGCATCGCAACAGCTTAAGTGCGCAGCTCAACATGAAATGTCATGAATTTGACCAGAAGAAAGATATGGCGAGCTTCTGCGGACAAGGGCTGGCAGCATGGCGCTATACGAAGCCAGTGTTGGTCGCTGAGATTAACTCCCTGGCTAACCAGCTGCAGATTACGATCCCCGGGCTTCCGGGATGAGTGATCATGTTATTGAATGCGCCTCCAGAGCGGGGCGCGACTTCTCAGAGTTCATGAAAGGCGAGAAGGGCATGATGGAAGCATTGGCCTCGGTGGATGAGTTTGGCGAGCAGCTGCGCCTCAACGGCTGTGTCAATCATCACTTTGTTAGCTACATGATGCGGAACTCGATCATGCAGGCATTCATGGACATGGCAAAAGCCGAGAGGAAAGAAGAGCGCCGGCGTAAGCGAGCGGAAGCAAAAGCGAAGTAGCCATTACAAAGCCCATTTACGGGTGGGCTTGATAATGAAACCGGAATTTATTCTGGGCCACCAGTTAACGGCAGTACCACGAAACAACCCAAGCCAGTAAGTGGGGAAATAACACCGGCAGCCACTGAAAGATGAACCTCCTGCCTTATGGCAAAAAAGATTCTTTGTGGTGGCGGACTGATGGAAAGACATCCCAATTTCAGCCAAACATTGAAGGAGTTGTTATGTCAGCAGAAGGTTTCAATAACCCATCAAAATTCCGGGATGAGTGGGATAGCAGCGTAAAGAGTAAGTGATGCCATCACAAAAGCCATTCCCTACAGAGTGGCTTTGATAATGGCTTATACCCTACACGGGATAACTTAACTGATATCCCTTTTAAAGGATAAAGGTATTCAAGCCTGACACATCATGCGCTGTATCGTTAGACTGGCCCCCTGAATCTCCAGACAACCAGTATCACTTAAATAAGTGATAGTCTTAATACTAGTTTTTAGACTAGTCATTGGAGTACAGATGATTGATGTCTTAGGGCCGGAGAAACGCAGACGGCGTACCACACAGGAAAAGATCGCAATTGTTCAGCAGAGCTTTGAACCGGGGATGACGGTCTCCCTCGTTGCCCGGCAACATGGTGTAGCAGCCAGCCAGTTATTTCTCTGGCGTAAGCAATACCAGGAAGGAAGTCTTACTGCTGTCGCCGCCGGAGAACAGGTTGTTCCTGCCTCTGAACTTGCTGCCGCCATGAAGCAGATTAAAGAACTCCAGCGCCTGCTCGGCAAGAAAACGATGGAAAATGAACTCCTCAAAGAAGCCGTTGAATATGGACGGGCAAAAAAGTGGATAGCGCACGCGCCCTTATTGCCCGGGGATGGGGAGTAAGCTTAGTCAGCCGTTGTCTCCGGGTGTCGCGTGCGCAGTTGCACGTCATTCTCAGACGAACCGATGACTGGATGGATGGCCGCCGCAGTCGTCACACTGATGATACGGATGTGCTTCTCCGTATACACCATGTTATCGGAGAGCTGCCCACGTATGGTTATCGTCGGGTATGGGCGCTGCTTCGCAGACAGGCAGAACTTGATGGTATGCCTGCGATCAATGCCAAACGTGTTTACCGGATCATGCGCCAGAATGCGCTGTTGCTTGAGCGAAAACCTGCTGTACCGCCATCGAAACGGGCACATACAGGCAGAGTGGCCGTGAAAGAAAGTAATCAGCGATGGTGCTCTGACGGGTTCGAGTTCTGCTGTGATAACGGAGAGAGACTGCGTGTCACGTTCGCGCTGGACTGCTGTGATCGTGAGGCACTGCACTGGGCGGTGACTACCGGCGGCTTCAACAGTGAAACAGTACAGGACGTCATGCTGGGAGCGGTGGAACGCCGCTTCGGCAACGATCTTCCGTCGTCTCCAGTGGAGTGGCTGACGGATAATGGTTCATGCTACCGGGCTAATGAAACACGCCAGTTCGCCCGGATGTTGGGACTTGAACCGAAGAACACGGCGGTGCGGAGTCCGGAGAGTAACGGAATAGCAGAGAGCTTCGTGAAAACGATAAAGCGTGACTACATCAGTATCATGCCCAAACCAGACGGGTTAACGGCAGCAAAGAACCTTGCAGAGGCGTTCGAGCATTATAACGAATGGCATCCGCATAGTGCGCTGGGTTATCGCTCGCCACGGGAATATCTGCGGCAGCGGGCTTGTAATGGGTTAAGTGATAACAGATGTCTGGAAATATAGGGGCAAATCCAATCGTCGCCGTATTCCCGTATTAACAGAGACCGTAGCCCGACGGGGAACTCCTTCTGCGCGAGTGTGCGGGAATAATCAAAAACGATGCACACCGGGGTTACCGGGTACACATATTTCATCATGCCAGCGAGTCCGGTTCTGGCACGGAAGAAACCGGACGTTATGATTTAGTGCGGAAATATTTGTGTAGTGTTCTGTATGTTCTCAGTAAAGAGTAATGAATTATCAAAGGTATAGTAATACCTTTTGTTTTCGTGGATATTTGTAATCCATCTGAAAACCCCTGCTGTAGCAAGATTTTTCCTGTATTCGTAAAATGATAACTCTCCTGATTTGAATCCTTTTAAGGTGGCTTCTATAAGGCATTTATTTTTTGAAAATCTTACATTTACAACCTTACCCTGTCCTTTTATTAAAACCGTATTATCGTTTTCAAGAACAAGATGAATATTCTCTGTGGCTAAATAGTAAATGTAATGTGAGACATTGTGACGTTTTAGTTCAGAATAAAACCAGTGATAGTTTAAATTATTTCGCACTTTATCGAATATTTGTTTAAAAATGGCAACCTGAGCCATTGTAGTACCTTCCATGTGATATGAGGGGGCGTAGTCTGCACGATTATCTAAATTGCTTCAATCTGGTCTAACCTGTTTTCTGAGCAATTCAGTAATGTCACTCTTTTCTTTGTTTGCTTCAGGCGAAACTCTTTTTTCTGAGCACAGTCTCCGGCGGCAGGCTTCAATGACCCAGGCTGAGAAATTCCCGGACCCTTTTTGAACAAGAGCGATGTTAATTTGTTCAATCATTTGGTTAGGAAAGCGGATGTTGCGGGTTGTTGTTCTGCGGGTTCTGTTCTTCGTTGACATGAGGTTGCCCTGTATTCAGTGTCGCTGATTTGTATTGTCTGAAGTTGTTTTTACGTTAAGTTGATGCAGATCAATTAATACGATACCTGCGTCATAATTGATTATTTGACGTGGTTTGATGGCGTAGATGCACGTTGTGACATGTAGATGATAATTATTATCATTTTGCGGGTCCTTTCCGGCGATCCGACAGGTTACGGGGCGGAAGGCGCGCGGGTTTTCGCTATTTATGACAATTTTCCGGTTTAAGGCGTTTCCGTTCTTCTTCGCCGTAACCTAATGTTTTTATTTAAAACACCCCCTGAAAAGAAAGGAAACGACAGGTGCTGAAAACGGGCTTTTTGGCCTCTGTCGTTTCCTTTCTCTGTTTTTGTCCGTGGAATGAACAATGGAAGTCAACAAAAAGCAGCTGGCTGACATTTTCGGTGCGAGTATCCGTACCATTCAGAACTGGCAGGAACAGGGAATGCCCGTTCTGCGAGGCGGTGGCAAGGGTAATGAGGTGCTTTATGACTCTGCCGCCGTTATAAGATGGTATGCCGAAAGGGATGCTGAAATTGAGAACGAAAAGCTGCGCCGGGAAGTTGAAGAACTGCGGCAGGCCAGCGAGACAGATCTCCAGCCAGGGACTATTGAGTACGAACGCCATCGACTTACGCGTGCGCAGGCCGACGCACAGGAGCTGAAAAATGCCAGAGACTCCGCTGAAGTGGTGGAAACCGCATTCTGTACTTTCGTGCTGTCGCGGATCGCAGGTGAAATTGCCAGTATTCTCGACGGGATCCCCCTGTCGGTGCAGCGGCGTTTTCCGGAACTGGAAAACCGACATGTTGATTTCCTGAAACGGGATATCATCAAAGCCATGAACAAAGCAGCCGCGCTGGATGAACTGATACCGGGGTTGCTGAGTGAATATATCGAACAGTCAGGTTAACAGGCTGCGGCATTTTGTCCGCGCCGGGCTTCGCTCACTGTTCAGGCCGGAGCCACAGACCGCCGTTGAATGGGCGGATGCTAATTACTATCTCCCGAAAGAATCCGCATACCAGGAAGGGCGCTGGGAAACACTGCCCTTTCAGCGGGCCATCATGAATGCGATGGGCAGCGACTACATCCGTGAGGTGAATGTGGTGAAGTCTGCCCGTGTCGGTTATTCCAAAATGCTGCTGGGTGTTTATGCCTACTTTATAGAGCATAAGCAGCGCAACACACTTATCTGGTTGCCGACGGATGGTGATGCCGAGAACTTTATGAAAACCCACGTTGAGCCGACCATCCGCGATATTCCGTCGCTGCTGGCGCTGGCTCCGTGGTATGGCAAAAAGCACCGGGATAACACGCTCACTATGAAGCGTTTTTCCAATGGTCGTGGCTTCTGGTGCCTGGGCGGTAAAGCGGCAAAAAACTACCGTGAAAAGTCGGTGGATGTGGCGGGTTATGATGAACTTGCTGCCTTTGATGAGGATATTGAACAGGAAGGCTCTCCGACGTTCCTTGGCGACAAACGTATTGAAGGCTCGGTCTGGCCAAAGTCCATCCGTGGCTCCACGCCCAAAGTGAGAGGCACCTGCCAGATTGAGCGTGCAGCCAGTGAATCCCCGCATTTTATGCGTTTTCATGTTGCCTGCCCGCACTGCGGGGAGGAGCAGTATCTTAAATTTGGCGACAAAGAGACGCCGTTTGGCCTCAAATGGACGCCGGATGACCCCTCCAGCGTGTTTTATCTCTGCGAGCATAATGCCTGCGTCATCCGCCAGCAGGAGCTGGACTTTACTGATGCCCGTTATATCTGCGAAAAGACCGGGATCTGGACCCGTGATGGCATTCTCTGGTTTTCGTCATCCGGTGAAGAGATTGAGCCACCTGACAGTGTGACCTTTCACATCTGGACAGCGTACAGCCCGTTCACCACCTGGGTGCAGATTGTCAAAGACTGGATGAAAACGAAAGGGGATACGGGAAAACGTAAAACCTTCGTAAACACCACGCTCGGTGAGACGTGGGAGGCGAAAATTGGCGAACGTCCGGATGCTGAAGTGATGGCAGAGCGGAAAGAGCATTATTCAGCGCCCGTTCCTGACCGTGTGGCTTACCTGACCGCCGGTATCGACTCCCAGCGGGATCGCTACGAAATGCGCGTATGGGGATGGGGGCCGGGTGAGGAAAGCTGGCTGATTGATCGGCAGATTATTATGGGCCGCCACGACGATGAACAGACGCTGCTGCGTGTGGATGAGGCCATCAATAAAACCTATACCCGCCGGAATGGTGCAGAAATGTCGATATCCCGTATCTGCTGGGATATTGGCGGGATTGACCCGACCATTGTGTATGAACGCTCGAAAAAGCATGGGCTGTTCCGGGTGATCCCCATTAAAGGGGCATCCGTCTACGGTAAGCCGGTGGCCAGCATGCCTCGTAAGCGAAACAAAAACGGGGTTTACCTTACCGAAATCGGTACGGATACCGCGAAAGAGCAGATTTATAACCGCTTCACACTGACGCCGGAAGGGGATGAACCGCTTCCCGGTGCCGTTCACTTCCCGAATAACCCGGATATTTTTGATCTGACCGAAGCGCAGCAGCTGACTGCTGAAGAGCAGGTCGAAAAATGGGTGGATGGCAGGAAAAAAATACTGTGGGACAGCAAAAAGCGACGCAATGAGGCGCTCGACTGCTTCGTTTATGCGCTGGCGGCGCTGCGCATCAGTATTTCCCGCTGGCAGCTGGATCTCAGTGCACTGCTGGCGAGCCTGCAGGAAGAGGATGGTGCAGCAACCAACAAGAAAACACTGGCAGATTACGCCCGTGCCTTATCCGGAGAGGATGAATGACGCGACAGGAAGAACTTGCCGCTGCCCGTGCGGCACTGCATGACCTGATGACAGGTAAACGGGTGGCAACGGTACAGAAAGACGGACGGCGAGTGGAGTTTACGGCCACTTCCGTGTCTGACCTGAAAAAATACATTGCGGAGCTGGAGGTGCAGACCGGCATGACACAGCGACGCAGGGGACCTGCAGGATTTTATGTATGAAAACGCCCACCATTCCCACCCTTCTGGGACCGGACGGCATGACATCGCTGCGTGAATATGCCGGTTATCACGGCGGTGGCAGCGGATTTGGTGGGCAGTTGCGGGCGTGGAACCCACCGGGTGAAAGTGTGGATGCAGCCCTGCTGCCCAACTTTACCCGTGGCAATGCCCGCGCAGACGATCTGGTACGCAATAACGGCTATGCTGCCAACGCCATCCAGCTGCATCAGGATCATATCGTCGGGTCTTTTTTCCGGCTCAGTCATCGCCCAAGCTGGCGCTATCTGGGCATCGGGGAGGAAGACGCCCGTGCCTTTTCCCGCGAGGTTGAAGCGGCATGGAAAGAGTTTGCCGAGGATGACTGCTGCTGCATTGACGTTGAGCGAAAACGCACGTTTACCATGATGATTCGGGAAGGTGTGGCCATGCACGCCTTTAACGGTGAACTGTTCGTTCAGGCCACCTGGGATACCAGTTCGTCGCGGCTTTTCCGGACACAGTTCCGGATGGTCAGCCCGAAGCGCATCAGCAACCCGAACAATACCGGCGACAGCCGGAACTGCCGTGCCGGTGTGCAGATTAATGACAGCGGTGCGGCGCTGGGATATTACGTCAGCGAGGACGGCTATCCTGGCTGGATGCCGCAGAAATGGACATGGATACCCCGTGAGTTACCCGGCGGGCGCGCCTCGTTCATTCACGTTTTTGAACCCGTGGAGGACGGGCAGACCCGCGGTGCAAATGTGTTTTACAGCGTAATGGAGCAGATGAAGATGCTCGACACGCTGCAGAACACGCAGCTGCAGAGCGCCATTGTGAAGGCGATGTATGCCGCCACCATTGAAAGTGAGCTGGATACGCAGTCAGCGATGGATTTTATTCTGGGCGCGAACAGTAAGGAGCAGCGGGAAAGGCTGACGGGCTGGATTGGTGAAATTGCCGCGTATTACGCCGCAGCACCGGTCCGTCTGGGAGGCGCAAAAGTGCCGCACCTGATGCCGGGGGACTCACTGAACCTGCAGACGGCTCAGGACACGGATAACGGCTACTCCGTGTTTGAGCAGTCACTGTTGCGGTATATCGCTGCCGGGCTGGGTGTCTCGTATGAGCAACTTTCCCGGAATTACGCCCAGATGAGCTACTCCACGGCACGGGCCAGTGCGAACGAGTCGTGGGCGTACTTTATGGGGCGGCGAAAATTCGTCGCATCCCGTCAGGCGAGCCAGATGTTTCTGTGCTGGCTGGAAGAGGCCATCGTTCGCCGCGTGGTGACGTTACCTTCAAAAGCGCGCTTCAGCTTTCAGGAAGCCCGCAGTGCCTGGGGGAACTGCGACTGGATAGGCTCCGGTCGTATGGCCATCGATGGTCTGAAAGAAGTTCAGGAAGCGGTGATGCTGATAGAAGCCGGACTGAGCACCTACGAGAAAGAGTGCGCGAAACGCGGTGACGACTATCAGGAAATTTTTGCCCAGCAGGTCCGTGAAACGATGGAGCGCCGCGCAGCTGGTCTTAAACCGCCCGCCTGGGCGGCTGCGGCATTTGAATCCGGGCTGCGACAATCAACAGAGGAGGAGAAGAGTGACAGCAGAGCTGCGTAATCTCCCGCATATTGCCAGCATGGCTTTTAATGAGCCGCTGATGCTTGAACCCGCCTATGCGCGGGTTTTCTTTTGTGCGCTTGCAGGCCAGCTTGGGATCAGCTGCCTGACGGATGCAGTATCCGGCGACAGCCTGACTGCCGGAGAGGCACCCGCGGCGCTGGCGTTATCCGGTGATGATGACGGACCACGACAGGCCCGCAGTTATCAGGTAATGAACGGCATCGCCGTGCTGCCGGTGTCCGGCACGCTGGTCAGCCGGACGCGGGCGCTGCAGCCGTACTCGGGGATGACCGGTTACAACGGCATTATCGCCCGTCTGCAACAGGCTGCCAGCGACCCGATGGTGGACGGCATTCTGCTCGATATGGACACACCGGGCGGAATGGTGGCGGGAGCATTTGACTGCGCTGACATCATCGCCCGTGTGCGTGACATAAAGCCGGTATGGGCGCTGGCCAATGACATGAACTGCAGCGCAGGTCAGCTGCTTGCCAGTGCCGCCTCCCGGCGTCTGGTCACGCAGACCGCCCGGACAGGCTCCATCGGCGTCATGATGGCTCACAGTAATTACGGCGCTGCACTGGAGAAACAGGGCGTGGAAATCACGCTGATTTACAGCGGCAGCCATAAGGTGGATGGCAACCCCTACAGCCATCTACCGGATGATGTCCGGGAAACATTGCAGTCCCGGATGGATGCAACCCGCCGGATGTTTGCACAGAAGGTGTCGGCATATACCGGCCTGTCCGTGCAGGCTGTGCTGGATACCGAGGCTGCAGTGTACAGCGGTCAGGAGGCCATTGATGCCGGACTGGCTGATGAACTTGTTAACAGTACCGATGCGATCACCGTCATGCGTGATGCACTGGATGCACGTAAATCCCGTCTCTCAGGAGGGCGAATGACCAAAGAGACTCAATCAACAACTGTTTCAGCCACTGCTTCGCAGGCTGACGTTACTGGCGTGGTGCAAGCGACGGAGGGCGAGAACGCCAGCGCGGCGCAGCCGGACGTGAACGCGCAGATCACCGCAGCGGTTGCGGCAGAAAACAGTCGCATTATGGGGATCCTCAACTGTGAGGAGGCTCACGGACGCGAAGAACAGGCACGCGTGCTGGCCGAAACCCCCGGTATGACCGTGGAAACGGCCCGCCGTATTCTGGCCGCAGCACCACAGAGTGCACAGACGCGCAGTGACACTGCGCTGGATCGTCTGATGCAGGGGGCACCGGCACCGCTGGCTGCAGGTAACCCGGCATCTGATGCCGTTAACGATTTGCTGAACACACCAGTGTAAGGGATGTTTATGACGAGCAAAGAAACCTTTACCCATTACCAGCCGCTGGGCAATAGTGACCCGGCTCATACCGCAACCGCGCCCGGCGGATTGAGTGCGAAAGCGCCTGCAATGACCCCGCTGATGCTGGACACCTCCACCCGTAAGCTGGTTGCGTGGGATGGCACCACCGACGGTGCTGCCGTTGGCATTCTTGCGGTTGCTGCTGACCAGACCAGCACCACACTGACGTTCTACAAGTCCGGCACGTTCCGTTATGAGGATGTGCTCTGGCCGGAGGCTGCCAGCGACGAGACGAAAAAACGGACCGTGTTTGCCGGAACGGCAATCAGCATCGTTTAACTTTACCCTTCATCACTAAAGGCCGCCTGTGTGGCTTTTTTTACGGGATTTTTTTATGTCGATGTACACAACCGCCCAGCTGCTGGCGGCAAATGAGCAGAAATTTAAGTTTGATCCGCTGTTTCTGCGTCTCTTTTTCCGTGAGAGCTATCCCTTCACTACGGAGAAAGTCTATCTCTCACAAATTCCGGGACTGGTAAACATGGCGCTGTACGTTTCGCCGATTGTTTCCGGTGAGGTTATCCGTTCCCGTGGCGGCTCCACCTCTGAATTTACGCCGGGATATGTCAAACCCAAGCATGAGGTGAATCCGCAGATGACCCTGCGTCGCCTGCCGGATGAAGATCCGCAGAATCTGGCGGACCCGGCTTACCGCCGCCGTCGCATCATCATGCAGAACATGCGTGACGAAGAGCTGGCCATTGCTCAGGTCGAAGAGATGCAGGCAGTTTCTGCCGTGCTCAAGGGCAAATACACCATGACCGGTGAAGCCTTCGATCCGGTTGAGGTGGATATGGGCCGCAGTGCGGCGAACAACATCACACAGTCCGGCGTCACGGAGTGGAGCAAGCGTGACAAGTCCACGTATGACCCGACCGACGATATCGAAGCCTACGCGCTGAACGCCAGCGGTGTGGTGAATATCATCGTGTTTGACCCGAAAGGCTGGGCGCTGTTCCGTTCCTTCAAAGCCGTCAAGGAGAAGCTGGATACCCGTCGCGGCTCTCATTCCGAGCTGGAGACAGCGGTAAAAGACCTGGGCAAAGCGGTGTCCTATAAGGGAATGTATGGCGATGTGGCCATCGTCGTGTATTCCGGACAGTACGTGGAAAACGGCGTCAAAAAGAACTTCCTGCCGGACAACACGATGGTGCTGGGGAACACTCAGGCTCGCGGTCTGCGCACCTATGGCTGCATTCAGGATGCGGACGCACAGCGCGAAGGCATTAACGCTTCTGCCCGTTACCCGAAAAACTGGGTGACCACCGGCGATCCGGCGCGTGAGTTCACCATGATTCAGTCAGCACCGCTGATGCTGCTGGCTGATCCTGATGAGTTCGTGTCCGTTCAACTGGCGTAATCATGGCCCTTCGGGGCCATTTTCTCTCTGTGGAGGAGTTCATGACGAAAGATGAACTGATTGCCCGTCTTCAGGAGCTGGGTGAGCAATTGAACCGCGATGTCAGTTTGACGGGAACGAAAGAAGAACTGGCGCTTCGTGTGGCAGAGCTGGAAGAAGAGCTTGATGACACGGATGAAACTGCCGGTCAGGACACCCCTCTCAGCCGGGAAAATGTGCTGACCGGGCATGAAAATGAGGTGGTATCAGCGCAGCCGGATACCGTGATTCAGGATACGGCTGAACTGGTCACGGTCGTGGCACTGGTGACGCTGCATACTGATGCACTTCACGCCACGCGGGATAAACCTGTGGCATTTGTGCTGCCGGGAACGGCGTTTCGTGTCTCTGCCGGTGTGGCAGCCGAAATGACAGAGCGCGGCCTGGCCAGAATGCAATAACGGGAGGCGCTGTGGCTGATTTCGATAACCTGTTCGATGCTGCCATTGCCCGCGCCGATGAAACGATACGCGGGTACATGGGAACGTCAGCCACCATGACATCCGGTGAGCAGTCAGGTGCGGTGATACGTGGTGTTTTTGATGACCCTGAAAATATCAGCTATGCCGGACAGGGCGTGCGCGTTGAAGGCTCCAGCCCGTCCCTGTTTGTCCGGACTGATGAGGTGCGGCAGCTGCGGCGTGGAGACACGCTGACCATCGGTGAGGAAAATTTCTGGGTAGATCGGGTTTCGCCGGATGATGGCGGAAGTTGTCATCTCTGGCTTGGACGGGGCGTACCGCCTGCCGTTAACCGTCGCCGCTGAAAGGGGGATGTATGGCCATAAAAGGTCTTGAGCAGGCCGTTGAAAACCTCAGCCGTATCAGCAAAACGGCGGTGCCCGGTGCCGCCGCAATGGCCATTAACCGCGTTGCTTCATCCGCGATATCGCAGTCTGCGTCACAGGTTGCCCGTGAGACAAAGGTACGCCGGAAACTGGTAAAGGAAAGGGCCAGGCTGAAAAGGGCCACGGTCAAAAATCCGCAGGCCAGAATCAAAGTTAACCGGGGGGATTTGCCCGTAATCAAGCTGGGTAATGCGCGGGTTGTCCTGTCCCGCCGCAGGCGTCATAAAAAGGGGCAGCGTTCATCCCTGAAAGGTGGCGGCAGCGTGCTTGTGGTGGGTAACCGTCGTATTCCCGGCGCGTTTATTCAGCAACTGAAAAACGGCCGGTGGCATGTTATGCAGCGTGTGGCCGGGAAAAACCGTTACCCCATTGATGTGGTGAAAATCCCGATGGCGGTGCCGCTGACCACGGCGTTTAAACAGAATATTGAACGGATACGGCGTGAACGTCTTCCGAAAGAGCTGGGCTATGCGCTGCAGCATCAACTGAGAATGGTAATAAAGCGATGAAACATACTGAACTCCGTGCAGCCGTACTGGATGCACTGGAGAAGCATGACACCGGGGCGACGCTTTTTGATGGTCGCCCCGCTGTTTTTGATGAGGAAGATTTTCCGGCAATTGCCGTTTATCTCACCGGCGCTGAATACACGGGCGAAGAGCTGGACAGCGATACCTGGCAGGCGGAGCTGCATATTGAAGTTTTCCTGCCTGCTCAGGTGCCGGATTCAGAGCTGGATTCGTGGATGGAGTCCCGGATTTATCCTGTGATGAGCGATATCCCGGCACTGTCAGATTTGATCACCAGTATGGTGGCCAGCGGCTATGACTACCGGCGCGACGATGATGCGGGCCTGTGGAGTTCAGCCGATCTGACTTATGTCATTATCTATGAAATGTGAGGACGCTATGCCTGTACCAAATCCTACAATGCCGGTGAAAGGTGCCGGGACCACCCTGTGGGTTTATAAGGGGAGCGGTGACCCTTATGCGAACCCGCTTTCAGACGTTGACTGGTCGCGTCTGGCAAAAGTTAAAGACCTGACGCCCGGCGAACTGACCGCTGAGTCCTATGACGACAGCTATCTCGATGATGAAGATGCAGACTGGACTGCGACCGGGCAGGGGCAGAAATCTGCCGGAGATACCAGCTTCACGCTGGCGTGGATGCCCGGAGAGCAGGGGCAGCAGGCGCTGCTGGCGTGGTTTAATGAAGGTGATACCCGTGCCTATAAAATCCGCTTCCCGAACGGCACGGTCGATGTGTTCCGTGGCTGGGTCAGCAGTATCGGTAAGGCGGTGACGGCGAAGGAGGTGATTACCCGCACGGTGAAGGTCACCAATGTGGGACGTCCGTCGATGGCAGAAGATCGCAGCACGGTGACGGCGACGACCGGCATGACGGTGACACCCGCCAGTGCTTCCGTAGTGAAAGGGCAGAGCACCACGCTGACCGTGGCATTCCAGCCGGATGGCGCAACCGACAAGAGCTTCCGTGCGGTGTCTGCGGATAAAACAAAAGCCACCGTGTCGGTCAGTGGTATGACCATCACCGTGAAAGGTGTTGCTGCAGGCAAGGTCAACATTCCGGTCGTATCTGGTAATGGTGAGTTTGCTGCGGTTGCAGAAATCAACGTCACCGCCAGTTAATCCGGAGAGTCAGCGATGTTCCTGAAAACCGAATCATTTGAACATAACGGTGTGACCGTCACGCTTTCTGAACTGTCAGCCCTGCAGCGTATTGAGCATCTCGACCTGATGAAACGGCAGGCAGAACAGGCGGAGTCAGACAGCAACCGGAAGTTTACTGTGGAAGACGCCATCAGAACCGGCGCTTTTGTGGTTGCGATGTCCCTGTGGCATAACCATCCGAAGAAGACGCAGATGCCGTCCATGAATGAAGCCGTTAAACAGATTGAGCAGGAAGTGCTTACCACCTGGCCCACAGAGGCAATTTCTCATGCTGAAAACGTGGTGTACCGGCTGTCCGGTATGTATGAGTTTGTGGTGAATGATGCTCCTGAACAGGCAGAGGACGCCGGGCCTGCAGAGCCTGTTTCTGCGGGAAAGTGTTCGACGGTGAGCTGAGTTTTGCCCTGAAACTGGCGCGTGAGATGGGGCGACCCGACTGGCGCGCCATGCTTGCCGGGATGTCATCCACGGAGTATGCCGACTGGCACCGCTTTTACAGTACCCATTATTTTCATGATGTTCTGCTGGATATGCACTTTTCCGGGCTGACGTACACCGTGCTCAGCCTGTTTTTCAGCGATCCGGAGATGCATCCGCTGGATTTCAGTCTGCTGAACCGGCGCGAGGCTGACGAAGAGCCTGAAGATGATGTGCTGATGCAGAAAGCGGCAGGGCTTGCCGGAGGTGTCCGCTTTGGCCCGGACGGGAATGAAGTTATCCCCGCTTCCCCGGATGTGGCGGACATGACGGAGGATGACGTAATGCTGATGACAGTATCAGAAGGGATCGCAGGAGGAGTCCGGTATGGCTGAACCGGTAGGCGATCTGGTCGTTGATTTGAGTCTGGATGCGGCCAGATTTGACGAGCAGATGGCCAGAGTCAGGCGTCATTTTTCCGGTACGGAAAGTGATGCGAAAAAAACAGCGGCAGTCGTTGAACAGTCGCTGAGCCGACAGGCGCTGGCTGCACAGAAAGCGGGGATTTCCGTCGGGCAGTATAAAGCCGCCATGCGTATGCTGCCTGCACAGTTCACCGACGTGGCCACGCAGCTTGCAGGGGGGCAGAATCCCTGGCTGATCCTGCTGCAACAGGGTGGTCAGGTTAAGGACTCCTTCGGCGGGATGATCCCCATGTTCAGGGGGCTTGCCGGCGCGATCACCCTGCCGATGGTGGGGGCCACCTCGCTGGCGGTGGCGACCGGTGCGCTGGCGTATGCCTGGTATCAGGGCAACTCAACCCTGTCCGATTTCAACAAAACGCTGGTCCTTTCCGGTAATCAGGCGGGACTGACGGCAGATCGTATGCTGGTCCTGTCCAGAGCCGGGCAGGCGGCAGGGCTGACGTTTAACCAGACCAGCGAGTCACTCAGCGCACTGGTTAAGGCGGGGGTAAGCGGTGAGGCTCAGATTGCGTCCATCAGCCAGAGTGTGGCGCGTTTCTCCTATGCATCCGGCGTGGAGGTGGACAAGGTCGCTGAAGCCTTCGGGAAGCTGACCACAGACCCGACGTCGGGGCTGACGGCGATGGCACGCCAGTTCCATAACGTGACGGCGGAGCAGATTGCGTATGTTGCTCAGTTGCAGCGTTCCGGCGATGAAGCCGGGGCATTGCAGGCGGCGAACGAGGCCGCAACGAAAGGGTTTGATGACCAGACCCGCCGCCTGAAAGAGAACATGGGCACGCTGGAGACCTGGGCAGACAGGACTGCACGTGCATTCAAATCCATGTGGGATGCGGTGCTGGATATTGGTCGTCCTGATACCGCGCAGGAGATGCTGATTAAGGCAGAGGCTGCGTTTAAGAAAGCAGACGACATCTGGAATCTGCGCAAGGATGATTATTTCGTTAACGATGAAGCACGGGCGCGTTACTGGGATGATCGTGAAAAAAAACGCCTGGAGCGGGATGCAGCCCAAAAGAGGGTAGATCAACAGCGTCAACAGGACAAAAATGCGCAGCAGCAGAGCGATACCGAAGCGTCACGGCTGAAATATACCGAAGAGGCGCAGAAGGCTTACGAACGGCTGCAGACGCCGCTGGAGAAATATACCGCCCGTCAGGAAGAACTGAACAAGGCACTGAAAGACGGAAAAATCCTGCAGGCAGATTACAACACGCTGATGGCGGCGGCGAAAAAGGATTATGAAGCGACGCTGAAAAAGCCGAAACAGTCCGGCGTGAAGGTGTATGCGGGCGATCGTCAGGAAGACAGTGCTCATGCGGCCCTGCTGACGCTTCAGGCAGAACTCCGGACGCTGGAGAAGCATGCCGGAGCGAATGAGAAAATCAGCCAGCAGCGCCGGGATTTGTGGAAGGCAGAAAGTCAGTTCGCGGTACTGGAGGAGGCGGCACAACGTCGCCAGCTGTCCGCACAGGAGAAATCCCTGCTGGCGCATAAAGACGAGACGCTGGAGTACAAACGCCAGCTGGCTGCACTTGGTGACAAGGTTACGTATCAGGAGCACCTGAATGCGCTGGCGCAGCAGGCGGATAAATTCGCACAGCAGCAACGGGCAAAACGGGCAGCCATTGATGCGAAAAACCGGGGGCTGACTGACCGGCAGGCAGCGCGGGAAGCCACGGAACAGCGCCTGAAGGAACAGTATGGCGATAATCCTCTGGCGCTGAATAACGTCATGTCAGAGCAGAAAAAGACCTGGGCGGCTGAAGACCAGCTTCGCGGGAGCTGGATGGCAGGCCTGAAGTCCGGCTGGAGTGAGTGGGAAGAGAGCGCCACGGACAGTATGTCACAGGTTAAAAGTGCAGCCACGCAGACCTTTGATGGTATTGCACAGAATATGGCGGCGATGCTGACCGGCAGTGAACAGAACTGGCGCAGCTTCACCCGCTCCGTGCTGTCCATGATGACAGAAATTCTGCTTAAGCAGGCAATGGTGGGGATTGTCGGGAGTATCGGCAGCGCCATTGGCGGGGCTGTTGGTGGCGGCGCATCCGCGTCAGGTGGTACAGCCATTCAGGCCGCTGCGGTGAAATTCCATTTTGCAACCGGGGGATTTACGGGAACCGGCGGCAAATATGAGCCAGCGGGGATTGTTCACCGTGGTGAATTTGTCTTCACGAAGGAGGCAACCAGCCGGATTGGCGTGGGGAATCTCTACCGGCTGATGCGCGGCTATGCGGAAGGTGGTTATGTGGGCGGTGCCGGAAGTCCGGCGCAGATGCGGCGGGCTGAAGGCATTAATTTTAATCAGAACAATCACGTGGTGATTCAGAACGACGGTACGAATGGTCTGCCAGGTCCACAGATGATGAAGGCCGTGTATGACATGGCCCGCAAGGGTGCCCGTGATGAAATTCAGACACAGATGCGTGATGGTGGCCTGTTCTCCGGAGGTGGACGATGAAAACCTTCCGCTGGAAAGTGAAACCCGGTATGGATGTGGCTTCGGCCCCTTCTGTAAGAAAGGTGCGCTTTGGTGATGGCTATTCCCAGCGAGCGCCTGCCGGGCTGAATGCCAACCTGAAAACGTACAGCGTGACGCTTTCTGTCCCCCGTGAGGAGGCCATGGTACTGGAGTCGTTTCTGGAAGAGCACGGGGGCTGGAAAGCCTTTCTGTGGACGCCGCCTTATGAGTGGCGGCAGATAAAGGTGACCTGCGCAAAATGGTCGTCGCGGGTCAGTATGCTGCGTGTTGAGTTCAGCGCAGAGTTTGAACAGGTGGTGAACTGATGCAGGATATCCGGCAGGAAACACTGAATGAATGCACCCGTGCGGAGCAGTCGGCCAGCGTGGTGCTCTGGGAAATCGATCTGACAGAGGTCGGTGGAGAACGTTATTTTTTCTGTAATGAGCAGAACGAAAAAGGTGAGCCGGTCACCTGGCAGGGGCGACAGTATCAGCCGTATCCCATTCAGGGGAGTGGTTTTGAACTGAATGGCAAAGGCACCAGTACGCGCCCCACGCTGATGGTTTCTAACCTGTACGGTATGGTCACCGGGATGGCGGAAGATCTACAGAGTCTGGTCGGCGGAACGGTGGTCCGGCGTAAGGTTTACGCCCGTTTTCTGGATGCGGTGAACTTCGTCAACGGAAACAGTGACGCCGATCCGGAGCAGGAGGTGATCAGCCGCTGGCGCATTGAGCAGTGCAGCGAACTGAGCGCGGTGAGTGCCTCTTTTGTACTGTCCACGCCGACGGAAACAGATGGCGCTGTTTTTCCGGGACGTATCATGCTGGCCAACACCTGCACCTGGACCTATCGCGGCGATGAGTGCGGTTATCACGGTCCGGCGGTCGCGGATGAATATGACCAGCCAACGTCCGACATCACGAAGGATAAATGCAGCAAATGCCTGAGTGGCTGTAAGTTTCGCAATAACGTCGGCAACTTTGGCGGCTTCCTTTCCATTAACAAACTTTCGCAGTAAATCCCATGACAGAGACAGAATCAGCGATTCTGGCGCACGCCCGGCGATGTGCTCCAGCGGAGTCGTGCGGCTTCGTGGTAAGAACGCCGGAGGGGGAAAGATATTTCCCCTGCGTGAATATCTCCGGTGAGCCGGAGGCGTATTTCCGTATGTCGCCGGAAGACTGGCTGCAGGCAGAGATGCAGGGTGAGATTGTGGCACTGGTCCACAGCCACCCCGGTGGTCTGCCCTGGCTGAGTGAGGCCGACCGGCGGCTGCAGGTGCAGAGTGATTTGCCGTGGTGGCTGGTCTGCCGGGGGGCGATTCACAAGTTCCGCTGTGTGCCACATCTTACCGGGCGGCGCTTTGAGCACGGGGTGACGGACTGTTACACGCTGTTCCGGGATGCTTACCATCTGGCGGGGATTGAGATGCCGGATTTTCATCGTGAGGATGACTGGTGGCGTCACGGTCAGAATCTCTATCTGGATAATCTGGAGGCCACAGGGCTGTATCAGGTGCCGTTGTCAGCGGCGCAGCCGGGCGATGTGCTGCTGTGCTGTTTTGGTTCATCGGTGCCGAATCATGCCGCCATTTACTGTGGTGACGGCGAGCTGCTGCACCATATTCCTGAACAACTGAGCAAACGAGAGAGGTATACCGACAAATGGCAGCGACGCACACACTCCCTCTGGCGTCACCGGGCATGGCACGCATCTGCCTTTACGGGGATTTGCAACGATTTGGCCGCCGCATCGACCTTCGTGTGAAAACGGGTGCCGAAGCCATCCGGGCGATGGCCACACAGCTCCCTGCGTTTCGTCAGAAGCTGAGCGACGGCTGGTATCAGGTGCGTATTGCCGGGCAGGATGTTAGCACGTCCGGATTAACGGCACAGTTACATGAGGCTCTGCCTGACGGCGCTGTGATTCATATTGTTCCCAGAGTCGCCGGGGCCAAGTCAGGTGGTGTATTCCAGATTGTCCTGGGAGCAGCCGCCATTGCCGGATCATTCTTTACCGCCGGAGCCACCCTTGCAGCATGGGGGGCTGCCATTGGTGCCGGTGGTATGACCGGCATTCTGTTTTCTCTCGGTGCCAGTATGGTGCTCGGCGGTGTGGCTCAGATGCTGGCACCGAAAGCCAGAACTCCCCGCACACAGACAACGGATAACGGTAAGCAGAACACCTATTTCTCCTCACTGGATAACATGGTTGCCCAGGGCAATGTTATGCCTGTTCTGTATGGTGAAATGCGCGTGGGGTCACGTGTGGTATCTCAGGAGATCAGCACGGCAGACGAAGGGGACGGTGGTCAGGTTGTGGTGATTGGTCGCTGATGCAAAATGTTTTATGTGAAATCGCCTCCGGGCGGTTTTATCGTTTATGGAGCATGACGAATGGGTAAAGGCAGCAGTAAGGGGCATACCCCGCGCGAAGCGAAGGACAACCTGAAGTCCACGCAGCTGCTGAGTGTGATCGATGCCATCAGCGAAGGGCCGGTTGAAGGTCCGGTGGATGGATTAAAAAGCGTGCTGCTGAACAGTACGCCGGTGCTGGACAGTGAGGGGAATACCAACATCTCCGGCGTCACGGTGGTGTTCCGGGCAGGTGAGCAGGAGCAGTCACCGCCGGAGGGATTTGAATCCTCCGGCTCCGAGACGGTGCTGGGTACGGAAGTGAAATATGACACGCCGATCACCCGGACCATCACGTCGGCAAACATTGACCGACTGCGTTTTACCTTCGGTGTACAGGCACTGGTGGAAACCACCTCAAAGGGAGACAGGAATCCGTCTGAAGTTCGCCTGCTGGTTCAGATACAGCGTAACGGTGGCTGGGTGACGGAAAAAGACATCACCATTAAGGGCAAAACCACCTCGCAGTATCTGGCCTCGGTGGTGGTGGATAACCTGCCGCCGCGCCCGTTTAATATCCGGATGCGCAGAATGACGCCGGACAGCACCACAGACCAGCTGCAGAACAAAACGCTCTGGTCGTCATACACCGAAATCATCGATGTGAAACAGTGCTACCCGAACACGGCACTGGTCGGCGTACAGGTGGATTCGGAGCAGTTCGGCAGCCAGCAGGTGAGCCGTAATTATCATCTTCGCGGGCGCATTCTGCAGGTGCCGTCGAACTATAATCCGCAGACGCGGCAATACAGCGGTATCTGGGACGGAACGTTAAAACCGGCATACAGCAACAACATGGCCTGGTGTCTGTGGGATATGCTGACCCATCCGCGCTATGGCATGGGGAAACGTCTTGGTGCGGCAGATGTGGATAAATGGGCGCTGTATGTCATCGGCCAGTACTGTGACCAGTCGGTGCCGGACGGCTTTGGCAGCACGGAGCCGCGCATCACCTGTAATGCCTGGCTGACCACACAGCGCAAGGCGTGGGATGTGCTCAGTGATTTCTGCTCGGCGATGCGCTGTATGCCGGTATGGAACGGGCAGACGCTGACGTTCGTGCAGGACCGACAGTCGGATAAGGTGTGGGCCTATAACCGCAGTAATGTGGTGATGCCGGATGATGGCGCGCCGTTCCGCTACAGTTTCAGCGCCCTGAAAGACCGCCATAATGCCGTTGAGGTGAACTGGATTGACCCGGATAACGGCTGGGAGACGGCGACAGAGCTTGTGGAGGATACGCAGGCCATTGTCCGTTACGGTCGTAACGTCACGAAGATGGATGCCTTTGGCTGTACCAGCCGGGGGCAGGCACACCGCGCCGGGCTGTGGCTGATTAAAACGGAACTGCTGGAGACGCAGACCGTGGATTTCAGCGTGGGTGCTGAAGGGCTTCGTCATGTACCGGGCGATGTCATTGAAATCTGCGATGATGACTATGCCGGTATCCGCACCGGCGGGCGCGTGCTGGCGGTGAACAGCCAGACCCGGACGCTGACGCTCGACCGTGAAATCACGCTGCCATCCTCCGGCACCACGCTGATAAGCCTGGTTGACGGGCAGGGGAATCCGGTCAGCGTGGAGGTCCAGTCCGTCACCGACGGCGTGAAGGTAAAAGTGAGCCGTGTTCCTGACGGTGTTGCTGAATACAGCGTGTGGGGGCTGAAGCTGCCGACGCTGCACCAGCGATTGTTCCGCTGCGTGAGTATCCGTGAGAACGACGACGGCACGTATGCCATCACCGCCGTGCAGCATGTGCCGGAAAAAGAAGCCATCGTGGATAACGGGGCGCACTTTGACGGCGACCAGAGCGGCACGGTGAATGGTGTCACGCCGCCAGCGGTGCAGCACCTGACTGCCGAAGTCACCGCAGACAGCGGGGAATATCAGGTGCTGGCGCGCTGGGACACGCCGAAGGTGGTGAAGGGCGTGAGCTTCCTGCTCCGTCTGACCGTAACAGCGGATGACGGCAGTGAGCGGCTGGTCAGCACGGCCCGGACGACGGAAACCACTTACCGCTTCACACAACTGGCGCTGGGGAACTACAGGCTGACAGTCCGGGCAGTAAATGCGTGGGGGCAGCAGGGCGATCCGGCGTCGGTATCGTTCCGGATTGCCGCACCGGCAGCGCTGTCGCGGATTGAGCTGACGCCGGGCTATTTTCAGATAACCGCCACGCCGCATCTTGCGGTTTATGATCCGACGGTACAGTTTGAGTTCTGGTTCTCGGAAAAGCGGATTGCGGATATCAGGCAGGTTGAAACCACAGCACGCTATCTTGGCACGGCGCTGTACTGGATAGCCGCCAGTATCAATATCAAACCGGGCCATGATTATTACTTTTATATCCGCAGTGTGAACACCGTTGGCAAATCGGCATTCGTGGAGGCTGTTGGTCAGCCGAGTGATGATGCATCCGGTTATCTGGATTTTTTCAAAGGCGAGATAGGGAAAACCCATCTGGCTCAGGAGCTGTGGACGCAGATTGATAACGGTCAGCTTGCGCCTGACCTGGCTGAAATCAGGACGTCCATTACGGATGTCAGCAATGAAATCACGCAGACCGTCAATAAGAAACTGGAAGACCAGAGTGCGGCAATTCAGCAGATACAGAAGGTTCAGGTTGATACAAATAATAACCTGAACAGCATGTGGGCTGTGAAGCTGCAGCAGATGCAGGACGGACGCCTTTATATCGCGGGTATTGGTGCCGGTATTGAGAACACCCCTGACGGCATGCAGAGTCAGGTGCTGCTGGCGGCGGACAGGATTGCGATGGTTAATCCTGCGAATGGCAACACAAAACCGATGTTTGTTGGTCAGGGCGATCAGATATTCATGAACGACGTGTTCCTGAAACGCCTGACGGCCCCCACCATTACCAGCGGTGGAAATCCATCGGCATTTTCCCTGACTCCGGACGGAAAGCTGACCGCTAAAAATGCGGATATCAGTGGCAGTGTGAATGCGAACGCCGGGACGCTCAACAATGTCACGGTAAATGAAAACTGTACGATTAAGGGCATGCTGGAGGCGACTCAGGTCAGAGGTGACTTCGTTAAAGCTGTATCCAAATCATTTCCGAAACAGGCTGGTACGTGGGGTAACACGGAAACACCAAACGGGACGGTTACAGTCACCATAAGCGATGATCATAACTTTGACCGCCAGATTATTATTCCGCCCATTATTTTTAACGGTATAGCGTATGACGATCCGGGGAGCGGAAATAACCCAGGAGGCACGCGATACACGGGTTATGGTTTTGAAGTTCGCAAAAACGGCGTATTAATCGCATCCAGAGAAACTAAAGGTGCCATTCCCGGTAGTTACAGTGCAGTTATTGATATGCCTAGTGGTGGTGGTAGCGTCACTCTGGAGTTTAAGATTTTCCAGAAAGGCAATCAGGGGGCAGGCAATATCACCGACTGTACGGTGATTGTGACCAAAAAAGCGGCTTCCGGCATCAGTATTCGTTGAAATATTTATAACCCCAATAAATGGCGTCAGGAATGACGCCTTTTTTATTGCAGAAAAGCGAGAGGTAATTATGCGTAAAGTTTGTGCAGCCATTTTGTCCGCAGCCATTTGCCTGGCCGTATCCGGTGCGCCTGCATGGGCGTCTGAACATCAGTCCACGCTGAGCGCGGGGTATCTTCATGCCCGGACCAACGTTCCCGGCAGTGATGATCTGAACGGGATTAACGTGAAATACCGTTATGAGTTTACGGATACGCTGGGGCTGGTGACGTCATTCAGCTATGCAGGAGACAAGAATCGCCAGCTGACCCGTTACAGCGATACCCGCTGGCATGAAGATTCCGTGCGTAACCGCTGGTTCAGCGTGATGGCGGGGCCGTCTGTGCGCGTGAATGAATGGTTCAGCGCGTATGCGATGGCGGGTGTGGCTTACAGCCGTGTGTCGACTTTTTCCGGGGATTATATCCGCGTAACTGACAATAAGGGGAAAACGCACGATGTGCTGACCGGAAGTGATGACGGTCGCCACAGCAACACGTCTCTGGCGCACTGACGGTTTCATCGTGGGTGTCGGTTATAAATTCTGATTAGCCAGGTAACACAGTGTTATGACAGCCCGCCGGTTCAGGCGGGCTTTTTTGTGGGGTGAATATGGCAGTAAAGATTTCAGGTGTACTGAAAGACGGCACAGGAAAACCGGTACAGAACTGCACAATCCAGCTGAAAGCAAAACGTAACAGCACCACGGTGGTGGTGAACACGCTGGCCTCAGAAAATCCGGATGAAGCCGGGCGTTACAGCATGGACGTTGAGTACGGTCAGTACAGCGTTATTCTGTTGGTGGAAGGATTCCCGCCGTCACATGCCGGGACCATCACCGTGTATGAAGATTCCCGACCCGGTACGCTGAATGATTTTCTCGGTGCCATGACGGAGGATGATGCCCGTCCGGAGGCACTGCGCCGTTTTGAGCTGATGGTGGAAGAGGTGGCGCGTAACGCGTCCGCGGTGGCACAGAACACGGCAGCCGCGAAGAAATCAGCCAGCGATGCCAGCACATCAGCCCGTGAGGCGGCAACCCATGCGACTGATGCTGCAGATTCAGCACGTGCAGCCAGCACGTCAGCCGGACAGGCCGCTTCGTCGGCTCAGTCAGCGTCTTCCAGCGCAGGAACGGCATCAACAAAGGCCACTGAAGCCTCAAAAAGTGCTGCCGCTGCAGAGTCCTCAAAAAGCGCGGCGGCTACCAGTGCCGGTGCGGCGAAAACGTTAGAAACGAATGCGGCAGCGTCACAACAATCAGCAGCCACTTCTGCATCCACCGCGACCACGAAAGCGTCAGAAGCTGCCACCTCAGCCCGGGATGCGTCGGCTTCAAAAGAGGCGGCAAAATCATCAGAAACGAACGCATCATCAAGCGCCAGTAGCGCAGCTTCCTCGGCGACGGCGGCTGCAAATTCTGCGAAGGCGGCCAAAACGTCCGAGACGAACGCCAGGTCTTCTGAAACGGCAGCGGGACAGAGTGCCTCAGCTGCGGCAGGCTCAAAAACAGCGGCTGCGTCGTCTGCCAGCGCCGCGTCAACAAGTGCCGGGCAGGCCTCAGCCAGTGCCACCGCCGCCGGAAAATCGGCAGAAAGCGCCGCATCATCCGCTTCAACAGCCACAACGAAGGCTGGCGAAGCCACTGAGCAGGCCACGGCAGCAGCGAGGTCAGCTTCCGCAGCGAAGACATCCGAAACGAACGCGAAAGCGTCGGAAACCCGTGCAGAATCCTCAAAAACGGCTGCCGCATCGTCCGCCAGTTCGGCGGCGTCATCGGCATCATCGGCGTCTGCTTCAAAAGATGAGGCGACCAGACAGGCGTCAGCAGCGAAGGGCAGCGCCACGACGGCATCCACGAAGGCGACAGAGGCTGCTGGTAGTGCGACGGCAGCAGCTCAGAGCAAAAGTACGGCGGAATCTGCAGCAACGCGCGCTGAGACAGCGGCAAAACGGGCAGAGGATATTGCATCCGCCGTGGCGCTTGAGGATGCGAGCACGACGAAAAAGGGGATAGTACAGCTCAGTAGTGCGACTAACAGCACTTCCGAGTCACTGGCGGCAACACCAAAAGCCGTTAAGGCCGCGTATGACCTGGCTAACGGGAAATACACCGCACAGGATGCAACGACAGCACAGAAAGGGATAATCCAGCTAAGCAGCGCGACCAACAGCACGTCTGAAACGCTGGCGGCAACGCCAAAGGCAGTAAAAGCAGCCAATGACAATGCTGAGAAACGTCTGCAGAAAGATCAGAACGGTGCGGATATCCCTGGCAAAGACACCTTTACGAAAAATATTGGTGCCTGCCGTGCCTTCGGTGGGTCAGTAAGCACAACAACAGGAAACTGGACGACTGCACAGTTTATCGAGTGGCTGGATTCTCAGGGAGCATTTAACCATCCATACTGGATGTGCAAGGGTTCCTGGTCTTATGGCAATAATAAAATCATTACTGATACTGGCTGCGGTAATATTCATCTCGCCGGAGCTGTCATTGAAGTAATGGGGATAAAGTCAGCGATGACGATCCGCATTACCACTCCGACCACATCCAGCGGTGGCGGAACAACCAACGCCCAGTTTACCTATATTAATCACGGAACAGATTATTCACCTGGCTGGCGAAGGGACTATAACTCCAGAAATAAGCCAACGGCATCAGAGATCGGGGCGCTACCGTCAGGTGGAACAGCAGTATCATCAGTTAATCTGGCTTCAAAAGGTCGGGTAGCCGCGCTGACAGACAATACGCAGGGGGCAGCAGGTCTTGAGTTATACGAGGTGTATAACAACGGATATCCAACAGCGTATGGAAATATCATTCACCTGAAAGGGATGACAGCCGTTGGCGAAGGTGAGTTACTCATCGGCTGGAGTGGTACAAGCGGTGCTCATGCTCCGGCATTTATTCGTTCACGACGGGATACGACCGACGCAAACTGGTCGCCGTGGGCGCAGCTTTACACCTCGGCTCATCCTCCTGCAGAGTTTTATCCAGTCGGTGCACCAATCCCGTGGCCATCAGATACCGTTCCGTCTGGTTATGCCCTGATGCAGGGGCAGACTTTTGACAAATCTGCTTACCCGAAACTTGCAGCCGCTTATCCGTCAGGCGTGATCCCTGATATGCGTGGCTGGACGATTAAGGGCAAGCCCGCCAGTGGTCGTGCCGTATTGTCTCAGGAACAGGATGGCATTAAATCGCACACCCACAGCGCCAGCGCATCCAGTACGGATTTGGGGACGAAAACCACATCGTCGTTTGATTACGGCACTAAATCCACGAATAACACCGGGGCGCATACGCACAGTCTGAGCGGCTCTACAAGTTCAGCTGGGGCCCACCAACATAGTCAGACTGGGCCCAGAACGAATAGCGGGAGTCAACCTACTGGAATGTTTCCGGCAGGGAGTACTCAAGTTAGCGGGACTAATCAGGTTGGTATCAGTGGCTCATTAACCAGTGGCACCTCCCAATGGGTAGGTAAATCATCTTCAGAAGGAAACCATACACACTCACTGTCCGGCACAGCAGCATCTGCGGGTGCACACGCGCATACTGTCGGTATTGGTGCTCATACGCACTCTGTTGCGATTGGTTCACATGGACACACCATCACCGTTAACGCTGCTGGTAACGCGGAAAACACCGTCAAAAACATCGCATTTAACTATATTGTGAGGCTCGCATAATGGCATTCAGAATGAGTGAACAAGCACGGACCATAAAAATTTATAACCTGCTGGCCGGAACTAATGAATTTATTGGTGAAGGTGACGCATATATTCCGCCTCATACAGGTCTGCCTGCAAACA